GTTTCAAAGAAGTCAAGACCACACTTGGTTGGTCCTGGACAGACTATGTACGAACCTATCCAAGATTGAGATTCCGCGAAGAACATGGGTTGGATAAAATCTATGATGCTGGTCAGAGATTGTATGTTTTATCAATATAAATAAAGATATGGCAAAACAAGATCTCACCACACGAAATGCTCAGACAAATAACAAATATCGCGTAGACATCCTGCGTTTGCCCGAAACGTCATTTTTTGTTCAGGAATGTCCCATACCCCAAATATCATGTGATACGGCCCCCCAGTATACCTCATATAATAAAGTAAATCATAGCTCTGACGAATTGGAATATTCGCCTATAACTCTAACTTTCCTCCTACAGGAGGGGTCGAGGAATTGGTATGATATCTATATTTGGATGCATGGACTAACAGCTCCACAGAGTGGGGTCCAACACGCTAAATTAGCCAATGCAGATGATTTGGCTCTGGATGGTGCTCCATATATACCATGGGGCCGAAAACGAGGCGGAAACCTATATTCGGATATGACAATAACTACCATGAGTAGTCAGGGGAATCCGATATTAAAATATACGTTTGTCGATTGTCAGCCAACACTTTTGACCGGTCCAGGATTATCTTCCAGAGTCAATAGTCCTATTTACTTGACATTCGACGCAACTTTCGTGTATGATTATTTTAAGGTTTCGACCGATTTTTGATATGTTCAATTCTTATATTATGTATCTAAATGGCTATATTTACTATCGAACAACTTGAACAGATGTGGGATGCCGATGTGATGATCGATCGATCGTCCTTGGATCAAGCATCTTTATCCATTCCATATATTCACAACAAATATTATAAAATCTATACCAATGAAAAATTAGTATTTAAGAAATTAACTATAGATTTCAATAACTTAAAGAAAGTAAAATACGAATATTATTTGGGAAGATTAGATCCGGCAGAGATCAAAGCTCGTGGATGGGAACAGCAAAATAAATTGGTTAAAAAACCAGAGTTAGATGTGTATTTGGACTCAGATTCCGAACTAAACATCATGATATTGAAATTGACATATCAGAAAGAGAAGTTAGAATATTTAGAAGCTATTATCGATTCCCTAAAACAAAGGACGTGGAATATTAAAAATGCCATTGAATTCCTTAAATTTTCTAATGGTGTCTAGGGATGGAAAAGTACGTTTTGGCCACTAATTTGAATGAATCATATGCCAAAATCGAGGCCATGCCTGAAATCTTAATTAAGATCGCAGAACATTTCAGATTTTTTGCCGAAGGGTATAAATTTAGTCGACCATATCGAGAAGGCAGATGGGACGGATATACCTATTTGTATAATCCTATCACACAAATACTCCCAAGGGGTTTATTGCCCCGCCTTGACATTTTTTGCGAAGAACGCGGGTATACCCTGGCAATGGAAATGGAATCCAATGTAGAGGCTTCTAGAGATTCTATCGATGGTTATATAAAGACCTTGGGACTTCCATCACATCTAAAACTTCAGGATTATCAATTTAATTCCATCCATCATGCGATCAACAACCCAAAATCACTGATTATCTCTCCAACAGGATCGGGTAAGTCATTAATAATATATGCATTGTTGAGATATTGGAAAAAACCAACCTTGATCTTGGTTCCAAATATTGGTCTTGTTAAACAAACATATGAGAGTTTTGTTGAATATTCCGAGAACGATAAGGAATTTTTATCGCAAGTAACTACAATATCCAAGGGTCGAAACAGAGATACGTCCGCAACTTATGTAATTTCGACATGGCAATCGATTTTTACATTACCACCGAAATGGTTTGATAGATATGAGGTAATATTAGTTGATGAGGCCCATAGGGCTAAAGCAACATCAATCAAGGGTATAGTAGGTAAATGTACAAATGCGTCTGTGCGTATTGGTTTAACCGCAACAATGAATAAGATTCACGGAGATATATTGACTCTCGAAGGTTATTTAGGGAAACCTTGTAGATTTACCACTTCCGCCGAATTGATTGAACGAGGGGTATTGTCAAATCTGACCATCAATTGCATACTACTTAAATATCCGAGTGATATAATTCAAATAGCCAAACCATTACCATATCATAAACAAAAAATACTTATTGCTACTAATAAAAAAAGAATAGACTTTGTGGTGAATTTGGTTAAACATATAGACAATAATATTTTGGTCCTATTCGATTTGGTTGAAAAGCATGGCATAATACTATACGATAAAATGCAGTCTTCAATCCCTACAAGGAACATATATTATATCGATGGCAAATCTGATGATAATTATAGGGAATCGGTTAGACAATTAGTAGACAAAGACAAAAATGCGATTATCATAGCATCTGCCCCAACCTTTTCTACAGGTATTAATATACGCAATTTACATTCTTTAGTATTTGCGCTTCCCTCAAAAAGCGAAATTAATATACTACAGTCCATTGGTCGTGCACTACGAAAAAAAGACGGAATAAATAAAGCTGTGGTATATGATATTGTCGACGATATGACAGATCGGAGTTTTAAGAACTATGCATGGAAACATTTTCAGGCTAGACTCGAAATATATCAGAGAGAACAATTTGACTATAGAGTGATGAAAACAATTTTGTGATAAACAAAGACCATCCAAATATTCAAAACTTTCGTGTAATTAAATTCGACAATGGCGATGAAATTATTTGCTATGCCATTCCAGAAGAGATGAAAAAACAAGTTGTGTCGGTAAAAGAAGATTTGGGGGATTTTTTGATTATCGCAGCACCCAAGAAAATTCAGATGTTGGAATTTGTGGAAGATGATATAGAAAGTAAATATTTTGGAGAAGTACGTTTAGAATTACGATTTTGGGACTGGATACCATTTACGGAACAGAGATATCTTCCGGTACCAAAATCAAAAATACTAGCGATTATGGTTCCTACGTATAGATATTTGCTATTTTATTTGGAAAAATATCCAGAGGCAGCATATTTCATATCAGATAAATACGATCAATATATACATCTAGCTACTTATTGGCCAGAGTCAATAGAAAATATACAATGAGTATAAGATTATGAATGAGAAAAAAAATAAACCTAAGAAGCCACACAAACCACGAAAAAAAGATGCGGAGGATTATGTAAATAATGCCGAATTTTATCGCCTATTAGTTTTGGACCTAGAGAGAAGAAAACCATTTCTTCCCGATAAAACGATTAGAGATAAAGATAGGATGAAGAATGTACCACCCATATCAGATGAAGTGGCGATAATTCTCATGAAAATCGTAAATCGTTTGGCCGATAGTCATAGGTTTACCAATTACCCATTCAAAGAAGAAATGATCGCCGATGGTCTTGAGGATTGTTTACGACATATCGATGGGTTTGATCCAGAAAAATCGAAGAATCCATTTTCTTATTATACAGAGATCGCATTCTATGCATTTGTTCGACGCATCATAGCAGAAAAACAAGCGTTATATGTGAGATACACAGCTATTACCGATAATCTTTTGCAACTAGAAGGAACACCAGAGGCCAATCTCCAATCGGCCATACTTCAATACGGAACAGAACATACACATGAGCAGATGCATGAATATATGCGAACGTTCGAAGCATCGGCAATGGAAAAGAGACAGCGACTAAGAGAATATAGAAAGTCTCGCAATACAGATAAGAAAACGGATAAGCAACAGAATACACTATTTTCGTCTCGATATTTTAGGATTCGAGCCACAGATCCAAGATGGAAAGGCAAATATTTGAAAATGAAGGTGTACAAATTATATTAGATTTAGAATGGAGTTGTATGAGTATTGCACTATTGGCCGATCAACACATAGGTATTCGAAATGATAACATTATATACTCGCGCTATTGCATCCAGTATTTTCAAAATAGACTATTACCTACATTAAAATCCGAAGGTATCAAGACAATCCTTCATCTTGGGGATGTTTTCGACAAGAGAAAAAATATAAACTTCCAAACACTAAGAGATTGGAAGCTAGGGTTTTTTGACAAATTGTTGGAAGAGGGTATTACAATGCACATAATACCCGGCAACCATGACGTTTTTTATAGAAATACAAACGAAATTAATGCGTTTGAAGTTCTAAAGGAATATCCAAATATTTGTATATACCACGAAATAAAAGATATTGAAATTGACGGTGTGACGGTATGCGTTTGTCCATGGATACCTACGGGTACAGAACAAGATGCAATAACTCGATTGAAGGCTTCTCGTGCACCATTGTGTTTTGGTCATTTTGAACTAATGGGGTTTGAGGTAGCTGGAGGTCATATACAGACACATGGAATGTCTACGGATATGTTGGCAGGATTTGTCCATGTTTATACAGGCCATTACCACAAAAAGTCCACACAGGGAAATATAACTTATGTGGGTGCACCATATAAAATGAATTGGGATGATCACAAGAATCCATTTCAGGGATTCCACATAATAGATTTGGCCCACAATCAGCTAGTTCCATATCCTAATACCGATTCCATTTTTGAGGACTTTACTTATACGACAGAGATAGGAAAGGCGATAGATTTCGAAAAGTATAGAGATAAGTATGTAAAGGTCTATATCGAAGAAAAGGATGATTTACTGGCGTTTGATCTATTCCATAAACGTTTGACCGATGTCAACATATTAGAATTATCTTACGTCGATCTTACGATTAAACAATCTATGGAAGAGAGTAAGTTAGATTTAACCCAAGGTACGTTAGAAATCATCCAGTCGTACATTAATGATTTGCAAATCGAGAATCCTTCTGATATTATGAACCTGATGAGTATTCTGTATACGGAGGCCATGACATCGTGATTTTGTTTAAGAGATTGTTTTATAAGAACTTTTTATCGTCTGGTGTTGGTGGAATTGAGATAGATTTTACGAAAGCAACCTCTACACTATTTCTCGGACCGTCTGGATCGGGAAAGAGCACGTTATTAGATGCACTATCATTTGTTTTATTCAATAAGCC